TCCTTCCCATGCCTAAAGGCAGGGGTTTCTGCGCCTTAAGAATTTGATGAAAACTTTAAAAGATTGGTACGAACAAAATCTTGAAGTTTTAAAAGCTAAGAACTTACACCTTAAACAGGAATATATAACTCCGTTATATATTTTTTATTTATTAAAAAAGACCGAATACGGAGACCTATATATAAAAGACGATTGGAATTCTGAATACAAAGAATATTTAGAAAAAAATTATAAATAATAATAGGAGGAATAATGTTAGCAAAAAAGATACTAAGACTAGATAGAAAACTTCAGGGAAAGTATGTTGTCAAAGGTACTGTAATAACATTTAGTGATGCCCCAGTAGGGACTTTTGTAGAGTATCCACAAGAAATTATTTCTTTAGAAGAAATTGAAAAATTTTTAGAATCATTTAATTTGGCAAAAGTCGTAAAAGACAAAGAAGCTGTTTCTTCGCAATCTAATGAGCAAACATTTTTAACAGAACAAAAAACAGAAGATTCAGTCAATAATTCCTCTGAAATAGAAGAAAATAAAGAAGAGAAAACGAAACAAACTAAGACCGCTGAGATAGAAAAAGATTCTGAATCAGAATCTTCTAATACAGGTAATAAACGTACAAGAAAAAGAAAAAATAACTGATAAACACATACCACCATGACTGTTGATTTTTTGGTACCCCTTAGCTCTACGTTCAGTTACAATGTTACCCCAATAACATCTTTAAATGTAGAAAATTTTTTAGATAATAAAACTTTTTTTAAAACCTTGGGGTTTGGAAAATCTGTGGATTCTACACATACCACACTTTATAATTTAGATATTTTTTTTAGTCTTGATACTAATACTTATTCTGAGTACCTGACAATATATTTTCAAACTTCAACTTTAGTAAGTCTTAGTGATATTCAAATAAGTATTCTGAATTTTAATAACAATGCTTTATATAGTAAGTCTATATTAGATTTAATTCAAAGTGTAAATTCTAGGGTTTATTTAGATGTAAATACTAACGATTATTATTATTTTTTGTCTATAAAAGATTCAATATTACTTTATTTTATACAAAATTATCCATTTTCTATAAAAATTAAATCTACAGATACTCGTAATGAAAGAGTATCTTTATATTTTAATCTTCCCGGACATGATGTGAGCAGTATATATGTAGCAACAATGAGAGGTCTTCCTTTCTGTGTGTGATTTTAGTCACTAAAATTGTTTCGTTGCAGGAATACTATAGTTTGTATGCTATACAACAAAAAGATTCCCATAACTGTAAATGTAGTGAGAGATGAATCTTCGGTTAATTTTCATTTAACCGGAGACGAAAAATCACAATTTCTAAAACATACTATTTCTAAAGCATTTTACTTAGCAGATATTTTTCCTAATCATGAAAAAGAAACACTTATAAAAAAATATGAAGATTATATAAGATTTTTACTAGAACAAACGAAGCCGAAAATTTTAGAAGCTTTGCAGAAAAAACCGAAAATAAACATAGTACTTCCTTATCATAAAAATAGTATATACTTAGATATATTTTTATCTGTCTTAAAAGAGGTTTTTAGCGAAATTAATTTATGTCTAACCAATATTCAGGACACGAGTTTGTCTTAGAATTAACTCGTCAATATACTGATCCTCGTGATCACAATTTCTTAAATTCTTTTGGCACAGATGTATCAAGTATTTTTTATACTTATACTTTTCAACCGAGAGATATTACAGAAAACTTAAGTAATATTAAAATTACATTTGTAAAAAAAGTAAGAGAAATTTTAGATAATAGCAACACAAACTATAACTATGATTATGTTGGGTACTGGTTTAAGATAAAAAATATACAGAACGTTCAAAATTTTTTTCTTAAAGTTAATGATTATATAAAGTTGTCGTTTTTCCGTTTACAAAATTCTACATGTTTACAGAATTTTCCAGATCCAGTTTATTATGTTAGGATTACTTCTTCTACTAAAACTATAGAATTAGTAGAAAGTAATGGAGTGTATACAGAGAAGTATTGCCCAGAGATAAATATAAATCAGTTAAGTGATTTGCAAATATTAACCGATGATATTTTTCCCACAAACGCAACGATTTATTTACAAATAGAGTATAGAAATTCAGTAAACAATTTTGATTTATTTGAAGTTGGTTTTTATTCACAAGCATTTGCTCGCAATAAGCTAGAGATAGAGATTATTCGGTAGATTGTTGTCCATACATTTTGCGTAAAAGTTCTTCTTTTTTATTCTTTATATATTTATCCATTTCTTTTAGTGCTGTAATTTCTTCTAATAAACTTGTTTCTTGTAGGTCATTTAGTAATCCTTTAGGGACTCCTGATATATGAATAATGTTACCTTTTGGAAGTCTCGTAGCTAACCATACAAATATTGCTACAGTATCCGCAATGTCTTTAGAAGTATTTTCTTTGTGGTCTACTTTTCCTTTTTCTTTGTCTTCTACTAGGTTTGAAATTTCCCAAAAAACGATAGGGTGATAAAACCAGTCTATTCCGCCGTTGTCTAGTTTTGATCCATCTCCTGAAGATGGAGGTGCTTCTCCATAAATTCTCTCTTTTAGTAATTTATATTGCTCATAAGTTACGTATTTACTATATGTTACATTTACATTTGATCCGTACTTGCTTCTGATCCATTGTCCAAGCGAGCCGGAGTTCCACTGGTCAAAGTAAAAATACTTTATGTTAAATCCTAAATAATCTTTTAGTTTTTCTATTAGGCTTTGAATTGCAGAAAATTGAATCTCTTTTTCCTTAAACATATGCCCCGTAAATCTGAACATAAAATCTACTACAGGACGTGTAATAATATTGCCGTATTTATCGTAAATATATTCCCTATGTCCTAAAGTAATACCAAAACTATCGCCACCGGTTTCTACCTTTCCTAAACCTGGGTCTCCAACAAATATATATTCTACTCCTTCTTTACCCCTAAACCATTCATGAAAGTCTAAATTGTAAGGGTCTATAGCAACAAATTCCCCATCAACTAATCTATTTGCTTCTGTTAAAGGTTTATTATAAAAATCGTCTGGGGGTAAAGGAAATTTTAAAGGCCATCTTCCTTCTGGTGATTTCATAGAATTTTTTAATCTTTGTACGTCTTTTATAAATGCATCTATAGATTGTTCTGGTGGGTTACATTCGTAAATTGTTCTAGCTTCTTCTGGGTTTGCTTCATATTCTGAAGCAAAAGTTTCTTTAGTTATTTTTGGGTTTGGATTGAATTCCCATGTAGGATATTTTGCAACGAAAGAATCTGTTCTGTTTAGATGTTCAGAATATAAGGCTTTTATCATTCCGTTAGATTCAGAATATCTCATGTAAGAGATAGCAGCTATTTTTTCTTTTCCATTAAATCTAGAGCGAGAAGAAGAGCGAAGCATAGTCCACATTTTTTGTGGGTTTCTAAAGCTTTTTGCATCTATTTCGTCTGCTACTGCTACCAGAATGTTTTTTCCTTCCAATGTATCTGCCTCGCTGTGACCAGAAATTAGAAGTATATTTTTTGGAAAAGTAATCATTCTTTCTTTTATGTCTTTTTCTGGATTAAAACCAAAGTATTCAAAAGCTTTATAACCAGCATTTCTAATATAGTTTTTTAAGGGTTCAAAAAATACATTTTGAGCTTGGTCTGCTGAAGCGGCTACGTTTATAAATGTAATTAATTCAGAGCTTGGTATACCGAAGTAGGCGTGGGGATTGCGCATACATAAAAGCTTATAAACTAATCTCAGGAAAATTATTCTAGTAATGAAATCTTTGCCGCCCCCTTTGCCAACCCACAAAATCAAATAATTTATATTGTTATTAAAGTCGTCAGCTAATTCTAGAACCTTTTTTTGCGGCTTTGAGAGACCATACAAGTTTTGCCCAAGATATTCTTTACTGGTAACAAACTCATCTATATTTACAGGAGTTGTTTCATATAAAGAATCTTCTGGGTTATTACTTTGATTACTTTTATCAATGTAAACTTTTTCATTTAGTAGATTTTTTATATCTTCTACTAAAGAAAATTCTTTTTTTATAGACTTTTTAGACATTATCTTTTTCTGAGTCTATTTCTACTATTTCTTCGGGAGAATT